TGGACATTGCTGACACACAGCGAATGATCTACAACATCAATAGTGAGATTGAACAAAGCATTAGAATTGATAGCCATCCAAGTTTGGTCAAGACACCTGAGACACAAGCAGGCATTGGTGCTGGTTCAATCATACAGATGCCTGACAATTTAGATCCAGGATTAAAACCCTATATATTGGACTACAATGGTGCTGAACTATCAGCCATGTTGGATGTAAAACAAAACCTTGTGAGTGTGATTGACAAGATGGCCAACACCGGAGCCATCCGTGCCACCGAAGCAAGAACACTATCAGGCGTGGCCATGCAAACTGAATTCCAGTTATTGAACGCACGACTCAGTTCAAAAGCAGATGGTCTAGAACTTGCTGAAGAACAAATCTGGAGTATCTTTGCCAACTACATGGGCACAGAGTGGACAGGCCATGTGCAGTATCCAGGATCATTCAACATTCGTGATGTGGAGAACAACATGCAGACTTTGAAAACTGCAAAAGAAACTGCCACTGATCCAGGCGTGTTCAAAGTTATTGATTATGAGATCCTGGAACTGCTGGGCAAGGAAGAGCCTGCTAAGTATTTGACCAACACTGATGGTTTACCTGCTGCCTATGTGCCTGCTGACACACCGGGTGTGCCTGCAGGAGAGAACTGTGCCAACTGCTCCTATTATGATCCAATCACTGCTGGTTGTTCAAAGTGGGATGAAACAGTGAGTCCTGTTTACTGGTGCAGAGCCTGGGAAGGTGTGATTGAAGAAGAGATCGAACACATGCGGGAGGACTCCTAATGCCTGTTCAACGAGTCATGGGTCCAGGAGGCAAGGTAGGTTACCGCTGGGGAGAAACAGGCAAGATCTACACAGGAGCTGATGCCCGAGAGCGAGCCACCCGTCAAGGGCAAGCTGCCTACCGCTCAGGCTACAGACCACCCCCAGGTGAAAAACTATAATGGCCACCTATCGTGCCACCGAGCAAATGGCAGCGGCTGCCCGTCGTGGCTTGGCCATGCGAGCACAACAACCTCGTAGCAGTCAGGGCGGCACAGCAGTGGGCCTAGCCCGTGCAAATCAATTTGCCAAGCGTGAACCAGTGAGCATAGACACTGTTCGCAGAACATTCAGTTTCCTCAGCAGAGCCAGGGTGTATTACAAACCCGGTTCTGAAACTCCAGGCACACAGGCCTATCTATTGTGGGGTGGACCCGCTGGATTGGTCTGGGCCAGGAGTATACTCAATCAATTGGAGAAATCATGACAAGACCCTTACCAGCCCGCGGCATGCGAACAGAAAAGAATAAGAAGCGTCCCAAACCACCAAGACCCTACAAGTAATACCCAAGATTTTGTATAATCTATAAATATACTACTAAACTTTATAGAAAAGGTGATGCAACAATGACAGACAATTCATTGGCGAATGAGGCAACTGGTGCCGCAGATACATCTGAAAATCAGGCTACAGCAACCAAGACTTTCACACAAGAAGAAGTCAATGCTATCTTGGCAAGAACTAAATCTCAAATCGAGAAGAAGTATGCCAGCAAGTATGATGACTTGGGTGATCCAGAGGAACTGCGACAGTTGAAGACCGAGGCTGAAAAGCGTCAACAAGATCAACAACTCAAGCGTGGTGAATTTGAAAAGACCCTGCAAGACATGGCTGCTAAAAAAGATGCTGAGATCTCCAAAAGAGATGTGATCATCAAAGAGTATAAGGTCAACACTCCGGTGTTGAATGCTGCCGCAAAGTATCGTGCTGTGAATCCAGATCAAGTTCGCTCATTGCTACAGCCCAACCTTAGACTCAACTCAGAAGGTGATGTAGAGATTGTTGATGCCAAGGGTGCTGTTCGTTACACGGACACAGGAGCACCACTTGCAGTTGATGACCTAGTGCGAGAATTCTTAGATTCCAATCCGCATTTTGTTTCGGCTGCACCTGCTACCACAAACACACAGTCAAATGTGGGTAGAGGCACAAGCAACAAGGTCGATATCACCAAACTGGATATGAAAAATCCAGAACATCGGAAGCTCTATGCGGAATACCGTAAGACTTCTGGTATAGCCTAAAATTTAAGGAAAATATATTATGGCCGGTTCAACCACAACAACACTAAACGACCTCTTACCAGAGATCATCCAAGAAGCAATGTTCGTCGCAAGTGAGCGTTCAATCATGCGTGGCTTGGTAAAAAACTACACTCTGCCAGCTGGCTCAGGTAAAAATGTCAATGTGCCAATTTATCCAATTCAGTCAGCAGCCGTTGTCACTGAAGGTGATGAAGTTTCAAACACAGCAGTATCAACCAACACAGCACAACTCACAGTTCGCCCTGTTGCTATCCGCACCATGCTTACTGACCTGGCTCGTGTGTCAGCTGCCTCCAATGTGGTTGCTGACCTGGGCAAACTTTTTGGCGAAGCAGTTGCTCGCAAGATGGACCAAGACCTGTGTGCATTGTTCGCAGGTTTTGCCGCAGGTTATGGCAACTATACAGCAGTTATCACAGCAGCCGACATCTTCAAAGCAGTGGCTACACTAAAAGCCAATGCAGTTCCAACAGAAGGTATGGTCTGCGTATTGCACCCAGAAATTGCTTATGACTTGAAGGCAGCATTAACAACTTCAGGTAACACTCCATTCACAATGGGAGCATACGGTGAAAACGCAAATGAAGCAATGAGAACAGGCTTCGTTGGTATGTTAGCAGGTATCCCAGTATATGAAACATCAAACATTGTTGACACTGGCACAGCTGGCGATTATGCTGGTGCTGTGTTCCAGCGTGATGCTTTGGGTCTTGGTATGATTGGTGATATCTCTATTGAGACACAGCGTCGTGCTGCCTTCCTGGGTGATGACATTGTTTGCAGTGCTTATTATGGTGTTGGCGAATTGCAAGACGCCTATGGTCGTCACTTGAAGTTCGACAGTTCTATCAATCCTTGATCGGAACTTGACATCATGGCTTTCATCTCATTTAGCGGCACAGTATTGAGCTTCGCCACCAGCGAAGACCTTGATGCTTTGGATGCACGATTGTTTGAACAAAATGAAGGCCTTGACGCAAATTACATTCAGGATCAACTTATCCGCTCTACTGCTAGAATACTAGAACTGTTGAGATCTACCGATTGGTGGAGAAGTTATTTTATTGCCCGTAACACAGGTGCGTCTGCTGTGCAGATCAACACTGTGGCAGACATCCCGCCCCTGGACCCCACAAGGATTCAGGCCCGCGAAGATGACTTCACAGACCTGTGTTGCTACTATGCATTTTATAACTACATTCTTCCATACATTGCTGACTTCTCTAATGAAGACTCAGCAGAGCGTCGCAAGATGGCTTACTATCAACAGAAATATGATCTGTTGTTTGGTGAACTGATCACTGCAGGCGATTGGTATAATTTTGATAACAGTGCTGTGATAGACTCTGCTGACAAACAGCCGGGTGTGTGGAATCTACGGAGAGTAAGATGAGAACAGAAATACTTGATTACTTTCGAGCCAACAAGGTCAGTGGTTACACATTGTCCACGGAATTGCCCTGGGACAGCTCAGGTGATCCGTTATACTTGAAAAACTTCAAATACATCTATGTTGATTCTGATCAAATTGCACAAGAACCTCTCATCGATGTGTTTAATGGTGCAGGCATTGTGAATGAAATCACAACTGTTCGCACCTTTATCACTACTGATGCCAAAAACCAACCCTCAAACTATGCTACCATGGTCTCAACATTTAAGAATGCCAGACTTGACACCGACATTACCGGTGTAACACAACGAGCAACTCAAGTGTCAACTGAGTTCGTAGGTGATGCCCAGATAACACAGTTTGATTTCAGCTTTAGACAGCTGATTGTAAATTCATAATAAGGAAAAATAATGTCAGATTACATTTACCCCGCTCCTGGCAATGCTGCCAGAGAGGTGCAACTTTGGTTACAGACCAATGGCACCGCAGCTGGCAATCTAGTGGTGCCCGCACTACAGGATGTCACAATCAATGCTGCCAATGATGTGTTCACCTGGACGCAGTTGGACGAAGGCTCCAAGCTACAAGTGCCTACCACAGCCACTAATGATCTATCCATGAACATTGTGCTGGACAAGATCAGTTTCTTTGGTGCCAATGTCACAGCTGCCTCCACAGCCAATGCTGCATCACAAGGTGTGTTTGGTCTAAGCCGCAACAAAGATCTCTGCAATGTGAGAATCTTTCTTGGTGGAGAATCAGGCAATGCCAACAGCAATGTCACCATCACTTGTCAAGGTTATGTGACAGGTCTGGCACCCACAACCTCAGCAGATGCACATGTGTTTGTGAGTCCGCTCACTATCACAGTCA